GTCAACGCTGCCATTGCACCTGAGTTGCTTGAACGTATGGGACTGTTGACCGATGACAGCCTGTTAGACATCAGTCCATTTCAGCCAACCGCTTTTGGCACAAAAGACTTTGCGCTCACAGTTAAACCCAAAGATTTTGATGATGTGAAGATTGGTGGCATCCTCGACTTTTTGCGAGGTGAAGGTAAGGGTGCACTTAGCGCAGACGAGATGTTGCAGTATGGTGTAGATGAAGATGTTCTGAATGAGTTGGGCGATGCACTGCGGGCCACGGGTGCTGTCACAGGTATTCAGATTGGTACCTTAGGTGGTGGCAAGGGTACCGCTGAGGGCACTGCTGCCTATCAGGGATTTGACAGTCTTGATGCAACGGTCGACCGAACACGTCATCGGTGGCAGGTTGGGCGAGCTGGTGAGAATGTTGAGGGTACAGGTGGTCGAAGATATATCCGCACGGGTGGTGTTGAGACCACTGCTGGTGGTGTGCTTGAGCGTGATCACGATGCGATGGTCGGTGAGACTAAACGTCTAATCGGTGCTACAGATGAGATGCATAAAACGATCTCTGGTGATCCACGTCTCCTAGCGGAACTTGGCGATAAGCCACGTGAAGCTGGCCCTCTGGCTGACTTCTTCTTGAATGCCTATAAGAAGGCGCGGCCGCATCTCACCGGTAAGCGATTGGGACTTGCTGCTGGAGCTGGTATTGCAGCTGCCCTGTTCTATAAGGCCAGCCGGCCGAAGCCGGCCGAAGAAGTCATGCAGCAGATGCCGTACGAGGACCCGAACCCTACAAAGAACCTATTGCGATGATCAATCAGAGGCCTGATCCGTTGGAAACAGCACATCTCCCTTCCTATCTGCATGACAACAAGACGCGGCATCATGAGATGGGTGCCAACAAGAACCAGCATCTCTACGCCGGCGCCTACTAGGGGGTTCGATGGCGGTTGGACGGTCTGCCAATTGGGTGAAGAGCGCCGGCCGAGCTGCCCTCAACACGAGCAAGTTGATGGGGCGCGGTGCCTTACGCGGCGGTGAGGTTGTTGGCCGTGGCGCCTTAAGGAGTGGTGAGTTTGCCGGTAAAGGCCTGGCGCGGCACGCCGGGGTAGCGATGGGTGTTGCGGCTGTTGCTGGCCTGGGTGCTGGGTTGATGCAGGGTGCAGGCTCAGAGGTGCAAGAGCTGTTGACTGGCGACCCCGAGGCTTTTAAGCACAACGCGCAAGCAAGGTTGAAGGGCATCCTGGTCGACAGCTGGGATCAGGACAGTCGTTCGGATTGGGGCACAGTGAACTACCTGGGCGGACGTCCTATCCAGGGCAATCGGCTTGGTGGTGTGGCTGGGTCTCGAGTTCTTGGGAACTACGGTCAAACGAGCAGCTTCCCAGGTCGAGCGCCTGCTGGACGTCGTGGATCAGGTCAAACGGCAGCTGCAGATGGGTCCATTGTGTTTGGTGCCTATAACCTGCGACGGTGAAATGTGCACGTTGTAAGAGATCAGATCTCACAGCCGACGACTTCTCTTTGGACCGTACCAGGGGCGGTCATCAACGTTGGTGCAAAGGATGTGTAACTGAGTACAAGGCTGAGATGAAGGCTAGGGAGAGCAGGATCACAGCACCGCATTATCAGAAAGAGATTGTGACAGCAGAACCTATCACTACGTATCGTACGAGAAATACACAAGATCGTTTTCTTCTGATACGTGCGCTTGTAGAAAAGCAGGACGGTAGATGTCCTGTCTGTCAGGAAGATCTTGGTACAAAGCCAGTCTTGGATAGTGATGCTGAGACTGGCAAGTTGCGTGGATTGTTATGTCCACCGTGTCGACTTGGTTTAGAAGGTTTCGTATTTGATCCAGCTCGTATGCGTCGAGCTGCAAAGTATGTGGAGATGAACTAATGCCTTTCATGGAGGGTGGCGGCGAAGTCTTTGAGGCTGACGTAGGCGAGTATCAGCCGCGCATGCCGTTCCAGACTGGCATGGATGTATTGGCGAACGCGCCTGGCACCGTTCAGTCAATCGGTACCACGGGGTTTCGGGGTGGCAGCACCATCTTGCGGGGTGGGTGGGGCGACGCTGTCGGGTTCAGCCGTCGGACGAAGCGAGCTATCAAGGCCGGGAAGGCAGCGCCTCAGGTTGGCGGATCCACCCTTGGTGGTGCCCTTCGTAACAACAACCCACTTGGACCGCGCACATGGACCCGGTATGGGTCGCAGGAGATGTTCTTTAGTTCGGGGGCTAAGGGAACCCCATATACTCCGTTCAACTTCTTGGCTAAGGGTGGTAACTGGGCAGCTCGTCAGAACCTTTTCGGTGGCGAACTGCAGAAGGCAGCACAGGCAGCCCATAGTGGAGAGGGTGGCGCCGGAGCTTTTGCGCCCGGCTTCATCAGCCAGATGAACGCTGCTGAGCGCATTGGGCGTGGAGCTGCGGTCAAGAACCCGGCTGGGCTTGCGAATTACTTCTCCAAGGCTGGCCTGAACGTGTCGGAAGAGGTCATGGCCAGTCCTCTGTCAGCCCGGACTGCGACCTACGCCTCTGTGCAGGGAGCGGCGACCAGCAAGATGGCTGGTTATATGGCCGGCCTCCGGGACCCGCAGGCCATCGAGACAGCGGCAGGTTTAGGCGAGAAGGTTGGTATCAACTTTGCCACTGGTGCTGGCAAGGCTGCTGCGCATTTGGAGTTGGGTGGTTTCAAGGCAGGCGAGAAGATCGGGGCCAGGGGTCTTGCTAGTGGTATGAAGACGGCTTTTGGTAAGGGGGTTCTCGAAGCCGGTGAAGCAGCAGGCGCCAAGGTCGCAGCCAAGTTTGCTGCCACAAAGGCCGGTACATGGGCAGCGGCACGGTTTGGTGGGGCGGCGATTGGTGGCATGTTCACACCGGCTATGCCTTTCATTGCTACTGCCCTAGCAATTATGACGGCCTTTGATGTAGCCAAGATGGTTGGTGCCGGTATCTCTGCAGCTCCGCGCTTTGCGATGGATGCTGCTCGCTCCTTCACCGGGGGTATGAACCGTCAAGGATTTGGAGTCCCGTACCGGACCAACGAGTTGGCTGACCTCTCGGGCCCGTGGTGTGCAGGCTATCCAGAACAGCCGGCTCAACGCTCGCTCAGTCATCGGGTCCGAAGCCTCAGGCATGGCTGGGTATTTCGGCTGATGTCGACGAGCTTGAAGGTCTTCCGTGAGCGACTTGAGGGTCTTGGTCGCGACCGTCTCCTGGAGCTGCTCGAGGAGCAGGATCCGGAGATGCGGAAGAATGTCCGGCGTATTGAATGGGTCTTTGAGAACAAGCTCGGCCACTTGACCTGGGGTGACGGCACACCGGTCACCGAACGGCTAGTGACCCCGAAGGAGCTGGCGCTGCTCATCGACCCACCGTTTGAGCCGGACCCCGAGCTCACCAGGATGGGTCTGAACACCGATGCTCAGCGCAAGGCATTTATTGCGTCTGATCCAGTTCTCTGGGCCAAGCATTTCCTCGAGTGGGAGCCTCGTGCCTATCAGGCCCTAATGCTGAGGGATCCCAGCACGAGGAAGGTGCTGCGCGCCGGCCGGCGACTCGGGAAGACTGCGTACCTTGCCGTGCTCATGTTGCACTACGCCTACACCCACAACCACGGCCGGGTGCTGGTGCTGACCCCCATGAAGTCCCAGGCCGAAGTCATCTTCAAAGAAATGCTGAAGCTCGTTGCTGTGAACGAGGCTGTCCAAAGCTGCGTGGTTCGAGCAGTCACCAGCCCTCACCATGTGATGGAGTTCTCCAACGGCTCTGCCATCAGGTTCTTCTCGACCGGCATGAAGTCAGGTGGTAAGTCCGACGTCGCTCGTGGTCAGGAAGCCCACCTGATCATCCTGGATGAGTTGGACTACATGGGCCCGGATGACCTTGACGCCATCCTGGCCATGCTGCAGAAGACTGATGAAGGCCAAGAGGACAAGGTCCTCGTTGGGGCCTCGACGCCGTCGGGCGCGCATAACCGGTTCTTCCAGTGGTGCCAGAACCCGCGGTTCAAGGAGTACTGGTTCCCGGCCTACTGCAACCCATTCTTTAGTCGAGATCTTGAAGAGGAGTATCGAGAGCAGTACTCCGAGATGGTTTACCGCCATGAGATCGAGGCGGACTGGGGTGAGGACACTCAGGGCGTCTACCCCCGGCGGTGGGTGGAGCTGGCCTGTCGGACACATGATTACGAGTATGTGCCGGCGCTCCAGTCCGCTCGGTCTTTCCACACCATCGGAGTGGACTGGGACAAGTTCGGCGCCGGCACCAACATTGTGGTCCTTGAGGTTTGTCAGGAGGACTACGAAGATGAGCGCTTCGCCAGCAAGATGCGGGTGTGTTGGCGGGAGGAGATCCCCAAGGATCACTTCACGCTGACGAAGGCTGTTTCTCGGATCCTCGAGCTCAACACCACCTTCCAGCCGCACCACATCTACGTAGACCGTGGTTACGGTGAGACTCAGGTTGAGCTGCTCACGAAGTACGGGATTGAGCATCCCGAGAGCATGTTGGTCAAGCGACTGAAGGGTGTCTCCTTCTCGGAGCTGATCAT